ATTATCTATGGGTATTTCAGATACCTCAAAAGATTTAATAATTGAACAAACTATAAATGGAATAAGTGCAGTTATACAAAGGTATTGTGGTAGAAACTTTGTAAGTCAATCTTATACAGAAGTTTATGACGGAAAATCAAAATCAAAAATATTTTTAAATAATTACCCTGTTAGTGTTCTTAATTTTGTTAAGTACAGATCAGGTACACCCTCTCAAACTATATGGAATGTATACTCACCAGATTCTTATTTACTTTACGAGAGAGCTGGTTACATAGCATTTTATGGAAATATAACAAGTGTTAAACAAGGCTACCAAGTTTCATATACAGCAGGTTATCTTGTTGATTGGTCAAATGAGTTTTCAGCAACACACACACTACCAGCAGACTTAACACAAGTAGTTACAGATTTAGTTAATCAAAGTGTATCTACATCAAATTCACAAGGTTTATCATCAATAAGTACAGAGGGACAGTCAGTTGTATTTGATATGGCCGGAAAAGGAATAAGTCCACAGCAAAAGGCAATTATTAATTCTCATAAAAGTTACAAAGTATAATGAAGTATTTTACTAGTCAAAAATCTATAACAAAAGTAGAAAGGCAAGTTTATGTAGGTAACTTATCTTCTATGACAACAACGTCAGTTGTTACCACAGGCTACCTAAGACCTCTCACAGAGGAGCAATCAGCAGTAAACGGAATCCAGTATGGAAATGGCTTCTCGTTGATTGTGGAGACTTCTGTAGACATTAGAGAGGGTGATAGACTTACAATAAACAGTGAAATCTATACAACAAGAGGAACTGTAAACCACGATAGAGGTGGATTAACAGCCTATAAAAGATGTTTATTATTAAAACCTCAACTATAAAAATATATGAAACTAGAAATAAAAGGATTTGATAAATTAATAAAACTAGGTAATCTTTTTCCAAGTGTTGCAGAAAAACATATAAATACAGCAATAAGTAGATCTCTAGTTCGTATTCTAGGTAAAGAAAAACAAGAAGCTCCGGTACGTACAGGAAACTTAAGAGATAATTGGAGTATTAATATGGGAAGATTTAAAGGTATTTTAAAATCAAATGCAAAATATTCAAGTGCTGTTGAATATGGTACTAAATTTCAAAGATCTAATCCATTTTTTAAAAGAAGTTTAAATAATGCAGAAAGTGGAATAGAAAAAGAGATTGCGAAAGCTATTAATGATACAATTAAACAAATAATAAAATAAATATATGGCAATATACGATCCAGCAGCAATAAGAGCAGCAATAAAAACACTTATTCAAACAGCAGTAGGTACTGATATTGCTTTTGTGTATGATTTTGATAATCCAAATGTAGAGGGTTACCCAGCTATTATATTTGATATATCTGGAGAAGATAACGAAATGATGGACGATAGTAACAATATGAGAAAAATAACATTTACTATTTATGTTATGGTAGAAATTAAGGTAATTACTTTAGAGGTAGCAACTGATATTTTAGATAATGCAGTTAAAGCTATTACTAATTTAGTTGAAAAGAAATCTAACAATACCCTTTCTAATACTGTTGATTGGGTAACACCAGTAATAGGTAAAAGACAGCAAACTAATTCACCAGACGGTAATTTAATATGGCAAGAAATGCAGTTAAGATGTAATATTGCTAGTTCAATATTGTAAAAATTAAAATTATGTTACAATAAACCTATGCTAGAAAATCAACAAAATAAAATGCAAAAAAGAGATACTATAAAAGATGAGGAAATAGAAACACCTACACAGGAGTACTTTTTTCCAAATCATAGTATAACTATAAAAGCACACAGTATGCCAGAAGCTCTGAAAAAGTTAGATATAGAGATTGAAAAGATAGAAAATATTAATAAACCAAATAATACAATAAACAAATAACAAAATGGCAAAATTTATAGGACGTAGAGTAAACATAGGTATGGGTAAAGAAACTACAAGAGGAGTAGCTACAGCACCTACATATTGGTTTCCAAAGATGTCATTATCAATGGACGATAAAATTATGTTTGCAACTGACGATAGTTCAGTAGGAGTAATTGAAGACTCACAAACTCAAGATATTACCTCAAGATATTCAGAGGGTAGTATTGAGGGTAGAGTAACTGACCGAGGAATTGGACTTTTGTTATTAGCAACATTAGGAGCTGAAAATGCAACCACAACACCAGAAATAGGAGTTAGAGATCATAACTTTGTTGTTGGACAATCTGCACAACATAACTCTCTAACTATTGCAGTTGCTGAACCAAACTCAAACTCTGGAAATGGTTTTTCTTACGCACTTGGTATGATTGATAATTTAGATATAAACTTTGAAGTAGGACAATACGCAACGTACAAAGCAGACATAAGAGCAAATGCAGGTTCTTCTGTTGCTAGTACTGTTGCTTTTGTTGCAGAGAATGCTTTTAGACCTCAAGACATTACATTTAGAACAGCATCAGCAATAGGAGGGCTTAACGCAGCCTCACCAATAGTTATTAAAAAAGGTTCAATCTCAATAAAGAAAAATCTTGAAGATGATATTGTTTTAGGTAATGTTAATCCTATTGATAGACTTAACAAGCAATTTTCAGTAGAGGGTACAATAGAAATAATTTACGATTCAAGAGTTCAGATAGATACTAATATGCTTGGAGATTTAGCAGTAGCTATGAGAATACAGATGATAAATACATCAGTAGTTATAGGTTCAACTCTAAATCCAACTCTTACTATTGACCTTGCTAGAGTTAAACTTGGAGAAGTTGCTAGAAAAATTGATAATGACGGAATAGTTTCAGAAACTCTAAAGTTTAAAAGCTTTTATTCACTAACAGATACAAGAATGATAACAGCAGTACTTAGAAATACTGTGTTAGCACTTTACTAATTAATATATAAAATTATGGATAGAACAACAAAAACATTTACTACACCTTTCTCAAATCAAAAAATAGAAATAAAAACCTATTTAACAGGTAGAGAAAAAAGACAAATAACAGGAGTATATTTAAATAATAATCTTGAGGTAAACAAAGATACACAAAACATTAAGGGAATAAGTGGAGATATGATTGATAAAGCACAAGATCTAGCACTTGAAATTATAGTAGTATCTATAGACGATTCAAAAGAAGATATAATAAATAAAATACTTGATATGAGAGAAGTTGATTTTAATGCAGTTGTTGAGGAAGTTGATTTAATAACATTAAATAAAGACTTTACAGAAAAAAAAACGACTTAGCCTACGCATACAAACTGTATCTAAATGATATTAATACAGAAATGCCAGATGAAATGATTATTTGTTTAATCTGTGAAAAAATGCACTGGACTTTTGATGAGTATTTATCTCAACCAATTTGGTTTATATCTTCTTTACTGTTAAAATGGAACGAGGAGGGTAATTATCAAAAAAACAAAAAAGATGAATAGCACAAACGTAGAAGTAGTTATAACAGCAAAAGACGAAGCAAGTAGAAAATTGCAGATTTTTTCTGATAAAATAAAAGGAAATAAAAAGGCTTTTCAAAGTATGGCAGCAGTCGGAACTGTAGCTTTTGCTGGAGTTACAGCAGTAATTGCCTCATCTGTAAAAGCATACGCAGAGAGTGAGAGAAATCAAAGACAATTAGAACATGCAATCATAGCAGTTTCAAAAGGTACAAAGGCACAAGTTGAGGAAGTAAATAAACTTAGTAATGCTTTACAGAAAAAAGCAGGTATTGACGGAGATGCTTTAAATGCAGGTATTGCTCAATTATCAACTTTTGGTTTACAATCAAAATCAGTTGTAGCACTTACAAAATCTTTAGCAGACTTAACGGTAAATCAAAAAGGAGTAAATGCAGGTACAGAAGATTATATAGGAAGTGCGAATACAATGGCAAAAGCATTAAATGGACAATTTGGAGCTTTGCAAAAAATGGGTATAAGATTTTCTGAAACTCAACAAAATATAATACAGTTTGGGAGTGAAACTGAAAGGGTAAAGGCTATACAGGAGGGATTTGCACAAAACTTAAGAGAAACAACTGACACAGTCAAGGGTTATGATGTTCAAATGGGTAGATTAAAACAACAGTTTGGAGAAATACAGGAGAGTATTGGTAAAGCATTACAACCAGCTTTTACAAAATTAGCAGAGGCTTTAGTTCCTATAATAGATAGTGTTACATCTTGGATTGAGGAAAATCCTAAACTTACAACAGGTATTATAGTTTTAACAGGTGCATTAGGTGCTTTATCAGTTGTACTAGGAGTTATTGGTTTAGCTTTACCTACAGTTATAGCAGGTTTTGTTATGCTTTCACCTGTGATATTACCATTGATAGGAATTGTTACAAGTTTTGCTTTAATAATTTACAGTTTAAATGAAAGTATAAAGATATTAGAAAAAGACAGTCAATTAGTAGTGCTAGGATTAAAAGCATATTGGGGTGAGTTTCTAAAATTTATAGAACAAAAGTTTAAGAATTGGATACTTGCATTTGAATTATTAAAACTAGTAGCATTAGAAGTTGTCAATTCTATAAAAGGAGCTTTTGACGGATTTATAAGCAGTGTAAAAAGTGCTTATGATTCTATTGTGAGTTTAATAAACAAGATGAAAGAAATCCCAAGTGGAGGTATACGAGGGGCTATAAATGCAGTTTCATCTGTTAGTAATTTTGTTAGAGGTGGTTTTGCTCAAGGTGGTAATGCTATGGGGGGATCTACATATATGGTAGGAGAAA